CTTCCAAGACAGCCACCTTATTTGCGTTGGAACTTCCACCAAAGGTCTGTGTCCAACTTTCTCTTACCCTTGACGGGTCTTTTAATGTGCCGGGATGCTCAAGTACTCCACTTGGTGCCGCACCGTTTGCAAAGAACTTGGCCCCATACTCCTCACAAGCAATTGCCATGCCGATGGCATTCTTAGCCATTGCAATTGGACTGTATCCTACAAGTCCATCAAATCCTAAGCCCGGAATATGAAGTACATCCGAAGATGCCAGTTTTACGGTAGAGCCTTTCATGGTAGGCGCATCGTCATTTGACATTCGGTACTCATAATAAAGCTGACCTTTTTCATCCCTATCTACGTTCATCCTGTCCGGCATAAGCGGATACAGTGCCACTACTTCTCCTTTACCATTCCGGATAATCTGTGCGTAGGCATTTCCCCAAAGCAAAAGATGTGTCATCAACACTTCACGGAAGGTATAGGATGACATCTCCGGATTTGGTTCATCATGCAATAAAAAATACAGTGGATGATTAGTCGCTTTTACTTTGCTACCATCTCCGCTGTATTCGTAAAAATGTAGTGGCAGGCTTGCTATTGCCTCCGATAAAATTCGGACGCACGAGTAAACCGCTGTCATCTGCATTGCACTTCTTTCATTTACTCTTTTGCCACTTGTAGAACTACCAAGAAAGAAGCTGTATGCACTTCCTGCTGTTCGATTCACAGGCTTATCACGTGACCGAAATATTCCATTTAAAATTCCCATAGTAAATCCCTCCATTTATGCTATAATACATTTACAGAATGCTAACTCTCGGTCTGTCGAAGAGAGCGTATCCCCTGGCCCCATCAAATATACGACTCAAGTTAGGAGTGAAGGCCGGGTGTGTTACGGCTCTCTTTTTTGCATAATAAAAGCACCTATCATTTCTGATAGATGCTCGTTCTAAGACCATATTAAAATGTCTCATACATCAAAGCATTATTGACGGATAGTTTCTGTTTCCCATTTACTATACATTTTCTCACGTTTGCAAATGGTGCCTTACCAATCTTGCTCATAAAACTACGACCTATGGATGCTCTGACCGTACTTGGCTTCTTACCACAGGTCATATCAATACTCCTATAAGTAACTGAAGCCTTATTCAAATCAAACTCTATAACCCCATTCGAATTGTTAATATACTCCTCTATCTCTTTCAATACTGTTGAAGTTAATTGAGTAATTGTTGGGATCGTTTTCTGCGATAACCCATAATAATCAGTCAACAGGTCCGTCACAAATAAACTGACGCTAACACCGTTTTTTCTCGCTTCTGTTTCTAAGACTTTAGCAAGTTCTTCACTAGGATAAAATTGTACTCTCTGCACCTTAATGCACCGCCTTTCTAGTGATTAAGTTATTCACTAACACAAAAGTAACACATTTAAGTAAGTGAGTCAATCGCTTTTTGTTAAAAAATCAGAAGTCCTCTCGTATCATATACACTTTCACTTGTATCATTTCCACACCGTATAGCTCTATCGAGTGCCATAATACAGGCAATGGCTCCATCAATTTTTTCTGTTGATTTGGCTTTATCTGCCTTAATGTTTCCAGCAGGGTCTGTACGGATAAAAATGTTATCCATGTTCCATCGAAGAACCGGATGCCCACCATGTGCTAACTTCTGCTCCAAGGTTAATTTCATTAGTTCCTTAGTCGGTGGAGACATGGATGCAAAACCCTGTCCCATTGGAACAACAGTAAATCCCATACCTTCCAAGTTCTGAACCATCTGCACTGCTCCCCAACGGTCAAATGCAATCTCCCGAATACTAAACTTCTCTCCAAGCTGTTCTATAAACTTTTCGATGTATCCATAATGAACCACATTGCCTTCCGTAGTTTTCAGATAGCCCTGTTTTTCCCAAATGTCATAAGGAACATGGTCTCTTCGCACACGCAAATCCAATGTTTCCTCCGGCACCCAAAAATAAGGAAGAATCACGTATTTATCATCCTCATCCATCGGTGGAAATACTAAGCAAAAGGATGTAAGGTCTGTGGTACTGGATAAATCCAATCCGCCGTAGCAAACCCTGCCAAGTAAATCCTCTTCATCCACTGCAAAATTACACTTGTCCCACTTATCCATAGGCATCCAACGTATTGCTTGTTTTACCCATTGATTGAGTCGAAGCTGACGAAATGCATTCTCTTCACTAGGTGTCTGCTTTGCACTTTCACATGCCGCCTGTACCTTATCAATTCCAATCGTAATATCAAGGCTCGGATTGGCTTTTCTCCACACTTCCGGGTCTGTCCAGTCATCCTCCGGGTCTGCCCCAAAGATAACCGGATAAAAAGTAGGGTCTACCTTTCTTCCTTCAATAATATCCACTGCCTTTTGGTGTAGTTCGTAGCAGATACTGTTCGTATCATTACCCGCTGTAGTAATAATAAAATGCAACGGATTTCTGCGAGCGTCAGACGTACCCTTCGTCATCATATCGAAGAATTTGCGGTCTTTTTGCACCCATAGCTCATCAAACACAAGCCCCGATACATTGAGTCCCGATTTACTTCCTACTTCTGCTGATAGTGCTTTGTAAGTGCTATTGGTAGGAATATAATTTATTGTCTTCTTGCTTTTACTGATTTCACATGTAGCATTAAGACTGTCACAAAGTTTTACCATGTCACAAGCCACATCAAAAACAAGAGAGGCTTGGTCTCGGTCTGCTGCGCAACCATAAACTTCAGCCCTCTGCTCCCTATCCGCGCACAGCAAATACAGTGCAACGGCGGCGGCGCACTCAGATTTCCCACATTTTTTGGGCACCTCTATATATGCTGTTGTAAACTGTCTATATCCATTGGGTTTAATAGTTCCAAAAATATCTCTGATTATCTGTTCCTGCCAATCTATCAATTCAAAAGGCTGATTGTAAAATTCCCCCTTTGTATGCTTTAACTGTTCAATAAAGGCAACTACAAAATCCGCCTCATCTTTGTCATAGAAGGAGTCTTCGGCCATAAACCTAGTAGGAACATATTTCTTTAACTTCCTCAATGCTCCACCTCCTTAACTGCATTAAAAAAAGACCCTTTCGAGTCCTCTATAACGACCAAAAGAGCCTAACGGCTCTCTTGGCATATTCTGATTTAATCTACTCCGTCTGAGCAGACCGTTTTGCCAAGCAATATTTCTGTATAAATATTGGTGTACCTTTCACATTCGCTACCTTCTGACCCAGCAATGGCGTTAAGATAGAAATCGGCCGCCTCTTTCCGGCTGTCCCACACCTCTTCCTTTCCGTAGCAAATGACCCTAACTGAATCCAACTTTTTACAAGCATCCTCACCGTAAACCACATTGAGGTGGCTACCGTTATCCCATGAAACCATAATAGAAGCTGTATCATCGACTCCGGTTACCGTTCCCTTTGTTCCAATTGGTGGTGCTTGGATATCATCCATTCGTGTAAGTTCCACTCTTGTCCCTATTGGATATTCTTTTCTAACCTGTTCTACTATCTCTCTGCTTGGAAATCTCATTATTCCGCTTCTCCCTTCTTTGTCTTGAATGCTGATGAACCATCCAGTTTTTCCAGAAGAATTTTTCTGTCAGCCTTATATTCATCACCGATGAAACCAAGTCTTAAAAGGAAACAACGGAACGCATATTTCTCATTTTCATCTTCCCTCGGTTTTGCAGTAATTCGTTTCTGTGTTTTTGCCATGTTGCAGATGGCTGCAATAAATTTTGTGTATGTCTGCACCTTGTCTGCATCCAAATCCGAGAACCAAGGAAACTCAATTTTTTCATCCGTGACCTCAATGGAAAGATTCTGTTTACCAAATGCGCTACTAAATAATCGTCCCTTGCTTTCAAGGATTCTGAAAAGGTTATCGATTGCCTCTTCCGAAAAACCATCTCTCGGAACGGAAATAGTAAGGTTCGTTTCTTCCTCCACCTTATCCCATTCTGTAGGGTGCATTCCGGTTGCCATCACACAGGCATCAACAACCTTTCCATCCATGTCAATGCATTCACCTTCAATCTCCAATGTGCCATCTCTTAAAATTCTGTAGTTACCTATTTGGTAAGCCATACTAGGGGCTCCAAGGTACTTCGCTTTTGTACCCGTTTCTTCCTCTATTGCTTTTACCATTACTTTCCGGCTCTCGCCTGTTGCGTTAAAATGTAGTACCATATCGTGTACCTCCTTCATTTGGTAGTACACATCTTCCCGTAGGTTTTGCTTAATAGCAACTACATTTTTTCTGAATACTTACCAAAATTATTGGATGTAAGCTGGGCAAAATATGCTATGCCACAAAGTACAAATACCACGTTCGGAAGTGCCACTCCATTGCCCCACATCTTATATTCTGCTGCATCGGAATGTGGATTCTGTAACCATTTACGGATTTGGTTATCCGACCTTTGCTTTACATTCTTTCCCATTGCCTTTGCATGGATATCAAAAATCTTCCGCCACTGTGCGATTTCCTCATCTGTGGGATTCTCTGTTCCCAAATCATCACACCACCAATCCGGAAATCCCTGCAGTCTGGCACACTCGGTTGGTGTTAATCTTCTTACAATGTAATCTACTTCGTCCGTATCATTCACAATCGGAGGGTCTTTATAGTCTGTAGCCACAAGCGTGTTCGCCAATTCCTCTTCTGCTCGCATAAAAAAAGATGCCTTACTTGAACTATAAGTAGGCACCGCTACGGCACTAGGACCTTGTGCATTTAACGTGGAGTTTACTCCATCTTCTGAAATCCCCGGAGTTCTAGCAAATCTCTGCCCACAATTAAATGCTTCTCTATCAATTGCATATACGACTGCATGTTTATCTACGGTATTTAATGTAAAAGAAACATCCTCGCTGATACCATCTCCCTGTGGACCATTGGAGTCTTTCCTTCCAATCATGGAACCTTGCAAAGAAACCACAGCCATTCCGCCTTGGTTACAACATGGATTTCCACCGTTCGCATCAAGGCATCTTGCCGTATCCGCTTCATAAAATCCACTATAAGGATTATCCGATTTCATGGAATTACTCTCCTTGGCACAAATACCATAAACCTTCGGTTGAAAAAGCGTCTGGTCATTATTGCAGCTAAGCGTAGCTGAAAGGTCATCCTGTATAAGAGCACCCTTGCCTCCACCCTCACATCCACATCTGATTTTTAACGTCTTAGGTTTTTGCACCACAAATGGCTGATTGTTTCCACCCGTTCCGTAGGTGGATGATACCGTCTTGGCCACATCAAGTGGTCCCGTGTATCTTGAATCCTGCCCGTGATTTTCAAACATTACACCGACATCGCCTGTTTCTCCAACGCTTTCTGGAGCATCACAGGGAGTTGCTTGCCACGCACTGCTGCACGTCTGAGAATACCCAGACACGCTTTCGGACTCAAATAATATTTTTCCGGCACACCCACCTGCAAAATCGCTGACAAGGTAGATACGCTTTCTTCGTTGCGGCACTCCCCAAAATTGACTATCGAATAATCGCCATGCAACTGAGTAATCGTCTGCCACGATTTGTCCTGCGTTCTCCCATTTTGCAGGTTTAGATATAGACACCTGTTCGTCTTT